TTGGGGATGAGCGCGACGAGTTGGTGGACTGCTTCTGCGGGGATGCCGCATGAAGATCCCCGCCACCACCGCAGCCCGCGCCAACCTGAACCACTGGAAAGCAGGGCAGGGAGATCGAATCAGGGCGAAGCGGTCACACGAGATTTATCGGGCCTGCGAATTCATGGCCCAGCAATGGTCCCCCGTTCGCGATCCGCTCGTGCTCAAGACGGACCCTCCCGAGAAGGGAGGCCCGAGCGAGATGGAGGTCTGTGTGAAGCGCGCCGTAAGCCAGGAGCGATACAAACTTCATGGGCCGCTGGTGGGCATCCCGGCCGACACGCTCTGGGATCAAATCTCGGCCATCTGTCAGCGCTGGAATCTCACCATGAAGCGCGAGGATTGGGAAAGCTCGACAAAGGGCGACGAGAGGAAAGCGGCGTGAAACGGAAATTCGCGTGCTGGGTAGGCGTGCGGCCCGATGGGCGTCCCGTGTGGGACACTATCGAGCGAGACGCAAAGACCTCCGCCGAGTTGGTCGACATGCTTTGGAAGGATGTGGGGTTGGTTGTAACCGCCGCCGTCCTAACCGTCTCCGCCAAGGCGAAGCAGGCAGATGGTCACAGCAAGGACCGCCGTCAAACGGCGGGAACCCAATCATGACCACCACCAAGACCGAAGCGAAGAAGGAGGCGGTGGCAGCATGAGAATAGTTCGCTACGCGCCGCTTCGCGGCTACCGCACCAACCGACCGGCTTGAGCAACGGAGTTCTTCGCATGCGCGAGTTCACGGAAGAAGAGATCGAGCGGATTGCGCAGGCCACCCGCGCCGACGTTTGGGACGAAGCGGCCTCGGCCCAAGGGCGGCTGCATCGCGAGTTCTACGAAACCACCAAGGCCATCCATCGCTCGCGCGTGCGAGCAATTCTCACCGCGGCCCGCGCAATCCTCGCTGAGCCCACCAACCGAGTTTGAGACGAAAGGACGTACTGCACAATGTGGCCCTTCAAGAAAAGAGATAATCGCCCGCGCATCCTGCTAGTCGATGCTTGGCGCGAAGACGGCGCTCTGGACTTATCCGTCCGCCGGGTTTCAAAGGTGGGTTCGTACTTCGTGATGCAGAAGTACGATTTCAGCGACGAGGTCTTCATCCTGGAGCCTGCCGGCACGTTCCGTGGCAAGCCCAAGATGACTTGGGAGCAGATCGACGTGATTCCGGGGCTGACGGAGCCCGTGTCCGTCGCCTGATGCCTACCGCAGCATCCGCAAGCCTCGTGGATGATGTGGCCGCGTTTTACACCCGTGGTCATAGGGAGCGCTCTTGCGCGACCGGAATCACCTCAAGGACCCCATGACTCTCTCTAAAGCCATACAAGACATGCAGGGACAGCCCGATCGGGTGATCGCTGAATGATGGCGGCGACTAACCCTCTCCCCACTCGAGTGCGCTGGGCTAAACGCTGGACCGAGGACGATCAGCGCGTCCTGGATGAGGCTTGCCGCACAGGTCTCCTGCCCGACGGTCGACCAGCCAGCCAGAACCGCCTCGCGCTCTACCTCAACTTCAGCCGTGAATGGATCAGACAGAAGCTCGACGGGAGACAGCTGCCAATGCATTACCGGGCCATGCAGGACGGCGCACGTAACTCCGCCTATGTGAGAGCCGTAAGGCGCGCCGTGACGATGCTCCAGCAAAGCAAGAAGGTCCGTCGCGTCCGTCCGTAGTTGCGTAGCGTAATGTTTCGCGTACCCATCACAACATAAGGAAATTCAGATGTTTAAGGCGATTGCTCATCTTGAGTCTGTGAGCCCCTATTCTCCCTCGCGCATGCACGACACGCCGAAACTGGAGAAGGAACGGCCGGACGACTATGAGCGGCGAACATGGCGTGAAAAAGCCCACGCCAATGACAATGGTAATATCTTCCTTCCCCCGATGGGCTTCAAACTCTCCCTGGCCGAGTGCGCCAAGTTCCTGGGCGAACAGATCCCCGGCAAGGGAAAGGCCACTTGGACCAAGCATTTCGAGGCCGGCGTTCTCTGCATGGAGCCGCTTGTGTTGCCTGACACAAAGGAAGCTATTCACGGCGAATGGTTCAACATGAACGCCGACGGCAAGCGCGGCTCCGGCACTCGCGTGCGTCGCTGCTTCCCCGTTATCCCTGAGTGGAAGGGGGCGGTGAACTTCTACGTGATCGACAACACCATTACGGAGAAGGTCTTCGAGCACCACATTTCCGAGGCTGGTAAGTTCATCGGCGTCGGCCGCTTCCGGCCCCGTAACGGCGGATTCTATGGCCGCTTCAAGCTCGTCAAACTGGAGTGGCAAAAGGCGGATTAACATCGTTCCGCGTCTCGCCGCACCGCTACGTGTCACATCCCGGCACCGCACACCACAACGCATCGCTGCACCGCGCGTCGCGCCGCAACATCCCGCTCCACTTCGCAACACAACGCTAACTTTCTGAAAGGAACTGCAATGACTCCTGACTTCGCACGCTCTACTCAAGCGCTCGCGCTTATTGAAACACTGCGCACGGCCCCCATCGGTTCTGTGGTATCCTATGCTAGGCTTTCGGAAGCCATTGGCGAGGACATCACCGACTGCCGACATTACCTCTACAGCGCCATGAAAGCCCTTCAGGATGAGGGCGTGGCATTCGGCACCGTCCGCACGGAGGGCATCAAGCGCCTCGTCTCAGAAGAAATCCCGGCCATTGGCGACGCCGCCATGCAGCACATTCGCCGGACCAGCCGCCGCGCCCGAAAACGAATGTCGGTGGTAAACGGCATGAACGACGTCCCAAATGACGTCCGCGTGAAGGTTAACACGACTGCTTCCCTGCTGGGAGTGATCGAGACCTTCTCGCAGAACAAAGCCCGGAAGGTGGTTGAAGCCGAGGCCGAGAGGGTCAAAGGCGTCATTCCGCCGATGAGGTTATTGGAAGCGCTGAAAGTTTAACTGCATTCCCGTGGCGCTACGCTCCGCATCTCGCCACGTCGCATCATCCCGCTCCACCGCACAACACAGCGCGCCCCGTCGTCCGAAACCTAAGGTGTAGGCGGCGGGGTTTTTCTTGCTTGACGGGTATCGTTGCCAAGCCTCTAGGGTGAATTGCCAAGGAGTCCTCGAACCTTGGCGGATCAACCGGAAGCGAAGAGGGGCCGACCCTCGCTCTACACGCCCGAACTAGCGGCGCAGATTTGCGCGCGCCTGGCTGACGGAGAGACGCTGAGGGAAGTCTGTCGCGGCGATGACATGCCCGCGGAGAGTACCGTTCGGGCTTGGGCTCTGGATGATCTGCAGGGATTTTCTGCGCATTACTCACGAGCGCGTGAGATCGGCTACCTGAGCATGGCCGATGAGATGGTCGAGATTGCGGACGATACCGCAGGCGACACGATCAAGGACAACGACGGGAACGACCGCGCCGACCATGAATGGATTAGCCGCTCGCGCCTGCGGGTCGACACACGCAAATGGCTGCTGAGCAAGGCTCTTCCCAAGATCTACGGCGATAAGATCGAGACCACGACCAAGCTCGTGGACGAGAACGACGTTCCCCTCGACCAGATCGGCCTCGCCCAGCGCGTGGCCTTCCTCCTCAACCGTGGTGTGCAGGCCATGGATGGAGATTCGGCAAAACCTGCACCAGCAACAAGCACTTAAGCGTAACGGAGTAACATCATGGCACGTAACTTTGCACCAACGGGCGCCAAGCCCTCAATCCATGGCATGCGCCTGGCCCTCACCGAGCATGGCCGTCTGTTCCAGCGCGAAAGCGGCGCCGACCTCGGCGGCGTGTTCCCGATGCTGGCCCTGTCTGCCACGGCCGCCAGCACGGCGATCAGCAACACCACGACCGAAACTGCGTTCAGCAACGCCAGCTTCACCATCCCGGCCAACTGGCTGCGGGCTGGGTCGATCATCCGCTTCGGCTGGCAAGGCATCGCGACCTCGACCAACTCGACCGACACGCTGCAGATCAAGGCCTATGTAGGCTCGACGGCGGTCGCTACCGGCACGGCAACGGATGTGGCGGACAACAACGTCTTCGCGGGCGAGGCGACGGTCTCCATTCGCACGATCGGCTCGTCCGGCACGTTCGTTGCCAATGCCAGCCACACCAAGGCGCCTGCGGCGTCGCTGACGGCCTCGCGCGTGGATGAGATCACGGCCTCGACGACGCTCGACACCACGGCCACGGTGACGATCAGCGTCAAGGCGACCTGGGGCGCGCAATCGGCCTCGGATAGCTGCCGCAACGACATCTTCTGGATCACGGTTACCTGATCGTGCAGGCCGTCGCCCTCGACGCTGTTCTTGCACGCCTGCAGAGCCTTCCACCGGATCAGCTCAAGCAGGTGCACGAGACTGCCTTTAAGGCGACGGCCCACATGCGATGGTGCCCCAATCCTGGGCCCCAACACGACGCGTACTTCTCGCCGGCCGACTGCCTGCTTTACGGCGGCCAGCCGGGCGGCGGCAAGAGCCAGCTCATCCTCGGGTTGGCGTTCAATGAGCATCGCCGCTCGCTGATCATGCGGCGCGAGTACGGCGACCTTGAGAGACTGATTGAGGATGCACTGAAGATCAACGGCGGCCGAGAGGGCTTCAATGGCTCGCCACCGCCGCGCCTCAAGATCACCGACACGCAGGTGATCAATTTCCGGGCTGCCCACCGCGTTGGCGATGAGCAGGGCACGATGGGGCAGGGGCGCGACCTGCTGGGCATCGACGAGGCGACGCACTTCGCGGAGTCGCAAATCCGCTTCCTGATGGGCTGGGTGCGCAGCGAGGTGCCCGGCCAGCGTTGCCGGACTGTGCTCGCGACCAATCCGGCCCTGAAGCCGGAGGGGCTGTGGGTCAACCGTATGTTCGCCCCGTGGCTGGACCCGCGCTACCCGAAGCCCGCCAAGCCCGGCGAATTGCGCTGGGTGATCTCCGACGAGGACGGCAAGGATCTATGGGTCGAGGGGCCAGACGACGTCCGTGAGATTCGCGGCAAGCTGATGCGCCCGACATCGCGCACCTACATCCCGGCCTCGGTCAAGGACAACCCGTATTACGCCGCGACCGATTACGAGCGCCAGCTGGACGCCCTGCCGGAGCCGTACCGCACACGCCTGATGAGCGGCTTCTCGACGTCATTCGAGGACGAAGAGGACCAGGTCATCCCGACGGCGTGGGTGACGGCTGCTCAGGCCCGCTGGACCGAACAGCCGCCGGAAGGTGTTCCGATGTGCTCAATGGGCGTGGATGCGTCCGGCGGCTCCAACGATCCCATGGTGATCGCGCGCCGGCATGACGGCTGGTTCGCCCCGCTGATCGTGATCCCGGCCAAGGATATCCCGATCGACCGCAAGGGCACGTATTGCGCGGGTCAGGTGATCAGCTATCGCCGCGACAGCGCCCGCGTGATCGTCGACATGGGCGGCGGCTACGGCGAGGGCATCTACGAGCATTTGCGAGCGCAGGAACCGGCCGAAATGCCGTCCACCGTGTCGGCTTACCGCGGCGCCGAGGGCACGA